AAGTTGTTGGAAACTTTATCACAACACCAAGTGGAATACCAGCTGGTAATCCATTATTACTAAATGGAGTTGTACTTACAAATTCTGGAGTTTCTGGTAACCCTGTTGGAGTGTCTATAAGATATAAAACCAATACTACAGCAGTAACGGTCAACCCTGTGAAAGGTGTAAGTCACTATGAATATGAAGTAGATATGAATGAAAAGAAAAGAAGAATTAAAGTACTGAAACCAGAGTACTTATCTGTGTTTATATCAGATATGAGAAATATAATGAAATATAGTAGATCAAGTCAATACGTAAATCAAAGAATCAAGAAAACATATAATCCTGATTCTGTAGGGGTATAAAAAAAGACCCCTGTGAAGGGGTCTCGTGTAATTAAGAATTAACTAATTTCGAAAAGTAACTGAGAGAATCATCTTCTTCCTCTTCAGTTGACTCTGCCACAGGATCAGGTACTACTGGTACTGGTGCAGGTGTTTGTGATGCAGGTTCATAAGAACCACGATCATCATCCTCACTACTTAACTCCTCATCAACCACAGGTCTCTTTACTGGTTGATTTAAACCAAGCACATACTTTAGACGCTTATCAAGATCTTCATAAGACTTGAACTTATCTGGTGCAGTAAACTCATTAAGATCATACTGTTTGTTGTAGATCTCTTCTAGTTTTGCATCATCATCAAGAAGAGGACTTGGACTATCAAACTCTGACTTGTCATAGTTTTGATAACCTTCGACTCTACGAATCTTCAACTTGAAGTTTGCACCACCCCAGAAATCAAATGGGTTGATAGCAGTTTCATCTGCGAACTCAGGTTTCATTGCTTCTTGAACCTTATCAAAGATCTTCTTACCATACTTGTATAAGAATACCTTACCTTCATTCTGAGGATTTGCAGGATCAGCAATCACATATATGTTGCTGTAATATGATAACCTACGTTTCTGCTTCCTTGCTATCTCTTTGTTAGCATCAGAACCAGAGTTCCATAATTGTGAATTATGTTCTGAGACAGGATCTTTTTGTCCCAATGTGGTGAGTGAGTTTTCAATAAACCAACCACCAGGCCCTTGGAATGCATGTGTGTAGACTCTTGCCCAAGGAAGTTCATTACCATCTGCCTCTGGAAGGAAACGAATGATTGCATAACCATTTCCAGATTTATCAACGGATGGTTTCCAAATACGTTCATCAACGTTGCTACCCTTATCGTTGAGTTTCTCAACTTGTTTGATTAGTTTCTCAGTAAGGGAACCTGATCTAGACTTTTTCTTTAAATTTGCGAATGACATGCGGATTAATTAGTATGTTTGTTTTGTTGTATTAAAGAGGGAGGTTGGATTCCTGTATACCAACAAAGAACGGGCATTACTACAGTAGTAAAAACGTCCTTGCCTGAGACCCGACTGGTAGGTCGGTTCTACCCTTGCGAGCAGCAGCACCACCTGTGTCTCATCACCTTAACCAGCAGTTGCCAGTAAGTTTATTCAGTCACTCCCTATGTTGCGTCCAACATTGTTATTATAATACACTATTATTTATATGTCAACCTTGCATAAATAAAAGAAAAGTGTATTGATAAAATGGCTGATAGAATTCCACTGATTGTAAATCCAAGTGCAGAACAGATTCAAGAATTACCAAGTGGTGATAATTTAAATGGTATTGCAAATATAACAGCAACAGGAACAGCAACTGCAAATGTTTTCGTTGGTAATGGAACCATACCGTTAGGTGGTATCATTATGTGGTCTGGTACTGGTACTGCAACTGCAGTTCCAACTGGTTTTACTTTATGTGATGGTAACAGTGGTGCAACAGTAAATGGTATTACTATTCCAGATTTAAGAGATAAATTTATTGTTGGTGCTAATGCTGTAACTGGAAGTGATTCTACATATCCAGGTTTGTCAATGAATCAGACAGGTGGTAGTGAAAATGCTGTTCTACTTTCTCACACTCACACTCAGACTTCAAGTGGTACTGAAGATGATGGTGGTTCACATACTCCACAAGGTTCTCCTAGTTCTGGCACATTGACTAACATCAGTAACGCAGGTATTGATAACACTGGAACACTAAAAACAGATGGTAGTGTCTCAGGAACAAATGCTAACTTACCTCCATTCCTTGCACTAGCATTTATTATTAGAACTAGTTAAAGTTTATAGTTGCATTTTTTGGTTTTGAATATATCCAACCATTAGTAATATATTTACATACTTTCGGTGCTTTTCCTCTGTGAACATAAGTCCAAGTAGCAGGAAAGAAAACTAGACTACCACATTCTGGTTGCAATCTTGTGCCATCAAAAAATTCTGTATATCCTTCATCCTTCTTCGCAATTGTGTTTAAATACCACATGAATACAAAGACTCTTGATCCTTGAGCAGTAATATTCCAATCATTATGCCAATTATAAAATCCAGCTGGATCATATTTTTGTATTTTATATCCACCATCTTCTATTTCATAATCAGATTTTGGATAACATTTAATATGAATTGATTCGAGATAAGATCTATATTTTTCTAAACCTATTTTTAACGCATTAAAAAATATTTGATCCTCACTAACCCAATCTGAAAGACCAGTTATGACGAGATCTTTTGTATCTTTAACCTCTTTATTAACAGTTGGATTATTTTGATTAACAATACCATCACTCTTTCTTGGATCTCTATCAAATTTTTCTATCACTTCATTACAAAATGATTCTGTCAATGAATTTTTTTCAACCCAAATAAGTTTTTCAAACATTAATTTTCTATACTAGATTCAATATCCTGTATTGTACTGTCTAATTTTTTAAAGAAGGCTTCCATAGAATCTATTTCATCGTCCACACCAAACATTTTAGCAGCATCCATTAATCTTTTCTTCATTCTCATTGCTTCCTTATCATCAGATAAAGATATACGAAAGAAAAAAAGTTTTTGTTTTTCTAAAAATTCTTTTAGAATTGCTAGATGTTCTCTCTTTTGGTCATCATCCATTATAGGAAGATAAGGACTTTCCACCACAAGTATTTGTTGCAATCTTGTTAGTTCCATAATTGTTTGTTGAACCTGATCAGATTCAAAAAAATCGCTCATTAATGGTACCTCTCCTTTACACGTTGAATTAAATAATTTTTATACTTAGATATGTCAATATTTAGAAATGACCCATACTTCCTAATTTTTAAACTGACGGTTTCCCACACAGGATCAAGAAGTTTTTTATCATAATTTTTGACATATGAGAATATTATATCATATATTATCAATTCTTCAATAGAGAGTTTACCACCCAAATATTCTCTCAATATAGGTGGGTGTCCTTTCTTACAATCAAAAAATTCATCGTAATTATAAGTGTCCATCATACATTCAGAATTACTTTTAAAAGTTTCAAAAAGATTTTCTTTATGTTCTACCCATTGTTTATATACTTTTTCTCCACCGTCAATAATAGGGCCAATCCATACCTGATTAGAATCAGAAGCCTGACTAAAATTTGCAAGAAAGAATTCTTTAATCTCATCGTCACTTTTCTTTCGTGACATTCTCTCAAAGAAATAACGATCCTTTCTTTTATTAAATGCACTTTCCGATGCTCTTGATCTACCTCCATACTTAAAGTAATCATACTTCTCTTTGGTGAAGTGATTCTTAAATGCTAAGTAATTCCTATAAACCTCAGAAGGATTCATTATAATAAGGGTTTGGAATCTCAGGATGAACTAATCTACTCTCAAAATAGGAGACACCATCTTTGATTCCAGATTCATGTTGTGGAACTGAAATTCTATACTCAATAAATGTTGCCTGATTTGGTGGCATTGGTGGTAGATAAAGACCTAACATTATAGTGGCAACTTAGCACGAGATGTTTTCTTCATAAAGTTAAGTTGCTGTGCATCATACTTTAATTTTTCTTTTAATGGTTTTGACATTAACTTAGATACTGCTTCAATCTCTATTTTATTTTCTTCACAGTATGTCAAGATAGCATCAATGTGATTGAAATTATTAGATTTAACTATCTTTTCAATTTCTTCTGCAAACTTAGTTGGGCAGAGAAATTTCTCTTTCATTAAATCATCAACGTTAGTCTCCTTCATAATTTCCTGTTTTATAGTTGACAAACTTTCCAATGTATTTGGTAAGA